CCCACCGGGACTTTTTTTCCTCCTAAACCCCAAAATCAAACGGCCCTTTGATAACGGCCACAATCAAAAGGCTCCGAATTGACCAAATCAAAGGGCGTCGGTCGCGGCGGCCCTCGTCCTAACGCTGGCCGTAAGCGCATCCCTGGCGCTGTCGAGATCGCGGAGCCGTTGGGCGTGGTCGCCTCCAAAATCGTCGCGGCTGCTATCCCGTCCGATCCGATAAAGGCGTCTGACCTCAAAGAATTGGCGCTATGCACGTTGAGGCAGATCATGGAAATCTCGCCCTCGGATAGTTCGCGTGTCGCTGCTGCGAAGGAAGTCTTTGTGCGGGCTGACAAAGAGGAAATGGCGGGATCACCCGAGGGCAAAAAGGCGCAGGCCAAACAGTCCGCCGAAGCTCTGATGTCTGGCGGCGGAAAGTTCTCGGCCCCGTCCTCGCCGGCCTCGCTGGTCAATAAGACCGTTCAATGAGCCATATCCCCGAATGGTCAACATCTTGCCTTGACTGGCGGGACAGGATCATCGCGGGCAAAAGCCTCATCCCGTTCGCGCCGCTGTTCCCCGCTGAGGCGAGCGCGGCAATGGAAGCGTTCAACGCGCTTAAGATTGTGGATGCGCCTGGCAGCCCGATCATCGGGGAATCGTCGCGGGAATGGGTTCAGGATTTCGCCAGCGCGATCTTCGGGGCCTATGACCATGAAACTGGCCGACGGTTGATCCGCGAATTCTTCATGTTGATTTCGAAGAAAAATTCCAAATCGACCACGGCGGCCGGGATCATGCTCACGGCGCTGCTGCGCAATTGGCGCAAGTCAGCGGAATTTCTGATCGTGGCGCCCACGTTGGAAGTCGCGAACAATTCGTATTATCCGGCCCGCGATATGGTCAAGGCCGATGACGAGTTATCCGAAATCCTGCATGTCCAGGATCATTTGAAGACGATCACCCACCGGGGAACCGGCGCATCGCTCAAAGTGATCGCGGCGGATAACGACACAGTTTCGGGCAAGAAAGCCACGGGCGTCTTGATTGACGAGTTGTGGCTGTTCGGCAAGCGGGCCAACGCGGAGAACATGCTACGCGAGGCGACGGGCGGCCTAGTGTCGCGGCCAGAAGGGTTTGTCGTCTATCTCTCGACGCAATCGGACGAGCCGCCAAGTGGGATCTTCCGGCAGAAGTTGAATTACTACCGCGACGTTCGAGACGGCAAAATCGTTGATAAACGGTCGCTGCCGGTCATTTACGAATTCCCCGAAGAGATGGTTTCGAACAAGTCTTACCTTGAGACCGAATATCTGCACGTCACCAATCCGAACATCGGCCTTTCGGTTGATCGGGAATGGCTGGTTGACGAATTAGGCAAAGCGCAAAACGCCGGCGAAGAGAGTTTGAGAGGCTTCCTTGCCAAGCATCTCAACGTCGAAATCGGGATGAGCCTGCGTTCCGACCGATGGGCCGGCGCAGACTTTTGGGAAGACGCCGCCGAAGAGGGCCTGACCCTCGATAGTCTGATCGCCCGTTCCGAAGTCGCGGTGGTCGGCGTCGATGGTGGCGGGCTTGACGATCTGTTCGGCCTCGCTGTGATCGGGCGCGAAAAGGGTTCTAAACGCTGGTTGTGCTGGACGCATTCCTTTTGCCATCGCTCAGTTTTGGAAAAGCGTAAGGCGATTGCCGCGCAGATGAACGACTTCGCCAAAGCGGGCGACCTGACGATCATTGACGATCTTGGCGACGACATCGCCGCTGTCGTGACGCATGTGCAGAGGCTCGAAGATGCTGGAATTCTGGCTGGAAATGCATCCGTTGGCCTTGATCCTTATGGCGTGGGATCGGTTATTGATGCCCTTGCTGAAGCGGGAATAGGCGACGAACGCGTGGTCGCTGTGTCGCAGGGCTACAAGCTGCAAGGCGCGATCAAGACCACCGAGCGCAAATTGGCTGACGGGACGCTGAGACATTGCGTCCAACCAATCATGGATTGGTGCGTAGGCAACGCCAAAATAGAACTTAAGGGAAACGCCGCGATGATCACCAAACAGGCGTCCGGCGTCGCCAAGATCGACCCGTTGATGGCGCTATTCGATGCCGCCGCTTTGATGAGCATGAACCCGGAGCCGCGCAGCCGTCCGACGATCTTTGATTATTCCGAACTTTGGGGCGTCGCCTAATGTGGCCTTTCTCGCGCAAGGAAAAGGCCCCGGCGACGGACGCGCAAGCCGGGTCGCCTGAAAACCCGTCAACGTCGCTGGCGAACCCCGCCGACTGGCTGATGACGGTTTTGGGTGGCGGCCCGACCCTTGCCGGCCCTGTCGTCAACGAACAGTCGGCCATGCGTTCGACGACGGTTTTCCGTTGCGTGTCGCTGATTTCGGGCCTGATCGCGTCGCTGCCGCTGATGGTTTACGAAAAGGACAAAGACGGGCGCAAAGTCGCTGATCGCAATAGGGTTTACCCACTGTTGCACGATAATCCAAGCGATGTAATGGGCGGGTTTAACTGGCGCGAATTGATCGTGGTTGACGTGCTTTTGGGCGGCAACCATTACAGCGTGATAGAATATGACGGCGCGGCGCGCGTGACAGGACTTTTCCCGGTTCCGCGCAACGCCGTGACTGTCCGAAAGACCGAAAGCGGGCGGTTGGTCTATGAGATCCAGCTTGTGGACGGCTCGGAAACCATCGACCAAGACAATATGCTGCACATTGCCGGCCTTGGCTTTGACGGCACGGTCGGCCTGTCGATGATTTCCAGCGCGAGGCAGGCTGTCGGCCTCTCGCTGGCGATGGAAGAATCGTCCTCTCGGATGCACTCCAACGGCATTCGGCCGTCTGGCGTCGTGCAGGCGGAAGACGGATGGGGCGCCGATCCCGTCGTCGCGGTTCGCCGCGTAAAGGCGCAATTCGAGCAGGCTTATTCAGGCCTGTCAAATACCGGAAAGACCATCTTCCTCGACAAAGGGATGAAGTGGTCGCCTATGCAGATCACGCCGGCCGATGCTGAAACGATGGAGCAGCGGCGCTTCCAGGTCGCGGATATTTGCCGGATCTTCGGCGTCCCTCCGCACATGGTTGGCGAGACGGACAAGGCCACCTCTTGGGGTAGCGGCATCGAACAGATGATGCTTGGATTCCTGATGACGACGCTTCAGCCGTTGCTGGCGCGGATCGAAAACGAATTCAACCGCAAGTTGTTTAGGAAAGACCGCAGCTTCTATGCGGAATTCAACCGCGACGCCCTGCTGGCGATGGACGCCACGGCGCGCGGATCGTTTTACGCCACCATGATCCAAAACGGCGGCCTGACGCCGAATGAGTTGCGCAAATTCCAGAACCTTCCGGCGATGGAAGGCGGCGACCAGCTTTTCATTAACTCGGCCTGCGTTCCCCTGACGATGGCGGGACAGCAGGCCAAACCAACGCCAGCGCCTAAAGGGGCTTGACATGAATCAATCGCTCGACGCTGCGCGTAATAACTGGCGGGCGCATTTCGAAAACCGCAATATCATTGACGCGCGGGCCTCGCGGGCGATAGCTAACCTCAAGGACTTTCTTGACCGCCAATCGAAAGAGGATGCGGATCGCGTCAAGGCTGAGATCACGGGCGTCTACCATACGGCAGAACTGACTTTCCGCGCATCTGCCACGCCCGACACCACCGATGTCTTTCTCGACGAGGAAATCGGCTTTTGGGGCATCACCGCCAAGGCGTTTCAGGCGCAGCTTGCGAGCGTAAAAACGAAAAACATTGTGATGCACATCAATTCCCCTGGCGGCGATGTGTTCGACGGAATTGCGATCTATTCGGCTCTTAAGGCCCATCCGGCGCATGTGACGGCCATCGTGGACGGCCTCGCGGCATCTGCTGCGTCGTTCATCGCATTGGCGGCTGATAAGGTCTGCATGGCGGAAAACGCCTTCATGATGATCCACAAGGCGTGGGGATGCGCGGTAGGCAACCAAGATGACATGCTCGACATGGCGTCAACGCTCGGCAAGCTCGACGGTCAGCTGGCTTCGATCTATGCGGGGAAGACCGGCAAATCGGCTCCCGACTGCCTTGCGTTGATGAAGGGAACCGTTGACGGAACCTGGTTCACGGCCAGCGAGGCCAAAGACGCAGGCCTGATCGACGCGATTGATCCGGATTCGGACGAAGAGCCAGACCCGAAAGACCCGGACGAAGAAAACGAGCCGGACGAGAAAAAGAATTCCATTTCGCGCATGAGAATGCGTCTGCGGATTGCCGAAGTCGCCTAGCGCGACCACGCAAAAAGTTAAAGAAGCCGCTCATTTTGGGCGGTTTTTTTATGCCCTCAAGCCCTTGGGCAAGGCTTCCGGCCCGTCGTGATGACGCGCCAATCCCCTGATGGAGCCTTTTATGGCCATTGCTAAGGATCTGCGCGAGACTCGCGCAAAACTTGTCTCCGACGCTCGCGCGCTCGTTGACAAGGCGAATCCCTCCAACGAAGACAACGCCGCTTTCGACGCCCTGATGGAAAAGGGCGACGAGATCAAGGCGCAGATTGACCGCATCGAACGCGCCGAACTGCTCGACGCCGAAATGTCGGTTGTCATCGGCAACCGCGCTCGCGTGGCAGGCATTTCGACCGATCAGGCCGAACATGAAGCCGAGATCGAAAACAGCGCCTTCAACAAGTTCATGCGCTTCGGCGCCTCTTCGCTGAATGACGCCGAACGCGCCGTTTCGCGGCGATCTTTCCAGAACGCGCAGAGCACCACGACCACGGCAGGCGGTTACACCGTCCCGACCGGCTTCTATCGCAAACTGATCGACGCGCAGCTTGCCTATGGCGGTATGCTGGCTGTGTCGGAAGTGCTCGACACCGATTCCGGCCAGTCGCTGCCCATCCCGACCGATAACGACACCGCCAACGTCGGCGCGATCATCTCGGAAAATACCCAGGTCGCCAACCAAGACATCACCTTCGGTCAGGTGACGCTCGGCGCTTTCATGTATAGCTCCAAGGCCGTCCTCGTCTCCTTGCAGCTTTTGCAGGATTCGGCGTTCGACCTCGATGCGTTCATCGCCAACAAGCTGGCGACCCGCATTGCGCGCATCACCAACACCCACTTCACGACTGGCGCCGGAACCACAGTTCCTCGCGGCGTCGTACTCGATGCGACCTCGGGCAAGGTCGGCCTCACCGGCCAGACCACTTCAATCATCTATGATGATTTGATTGATCTGGAGCATTCGGTGGACCCGGCCTATCGCCAGAACGCGCGTTTCATGATGAACGACTCGTCCTTGAAGGTCATCAAGAAACTCAAGGATAGCTATGGCCGTCCGCTGTGGCTCGCTGGCCTCGCCTCGAACGACCCGGACACCATCAACGGCTATCCCTATGTCATCAACCAGCAGGTTGCGAGCATGGCGGCGAATGCCAAGTCGGTTTTGTTCGGGGACTTCAAAAACTACTACATCCGCCGCGTCAACGGCGCTGTGGCCATGCGCCTGACCGAGCGTTACGCCGATTATGCCCAGGTGGGATTCATGCTCTGGCAGCGTTTCGACGGCGCCCTTGTGGACGCCGGCACGCATCCGATTGCCTACTACGCAAATTCTGCCACGTAATCAATAACTTAGGTCGGCGGGCTAACCCCTGCCGGCCTTTCTTTATGAACCGGGGGGCTTTCATGCTGGTCATCAATCTTGTTGCATGGGCGGGCCTCGATTTTAGCTACGATCATGGCGCTGTCATAGATCTGCCGGACGACGTGGCGAAAGCCCGCATCGACGCCGGGATGGCTGAACCAGCTCCGGTCGAGAAGACCAACCGCCGCCGGCCGCCGCCGGCCGCCGCCGGCGAGCGCGCCTAATGCTAACCGTCCTGACGCCGGCCAGCTCGACGGCACTAACCACATTCGCCAATTTCCAGGCGCGGTTTTCTGACGTGACATCGGCGCAGTCAGCGCTAGTCGGCGCGCTGATCAATGAGGCGTCAAACCGCATAGCGACCTATTGCCAGCGGGCGGCTGGCGCGCAGGCGTTCGGAAAACGAAGCCTGCAACAGACGATTCGCCCAGCCTACACGTCATATAATCTTTACGACCCGTTGGTTCCGGGCGTTCTCTATCGCGAGCCGAACCCGCTTGTTCTTGACGAACCCGGACCCATCGTCTCGATTGAATCGCTGCAGGCACGTGACGCCGGAAGCGGCAACATGATTACGCTGGTTCAGGACACCGATTGGGAATTGGACGGGTTGCGGGTTTTCCGGCTGTCCAATGACATGCGGGTGTTTTGGACCTATCGCAAGATCGTGATTTCCTTCACCGCCGGCTATGTCCTGCCCGGAGATACCGGGACGCCAAACCTGCCCGGCGCCATCGAATCCGCATGTATCGATCTGGTGCGCCTCGGCCTGACCGCGGTCAAGCGCGATCCGAACGTGTCCAAGGAAACTCTCTTCGGTGTGGCGCAAGTCGAATATGCGACGCCAGCCATGAAGGGCGGCTTGCCGCACGATATAGCCGAAAGGCTTAACCCCTACGTCTTTCGGGCTGTTGAATAATGGACGTGCAGGGGATCACGGCGCGCATCATGGCGAGGTTTTATGCCGACGCCGGGCTTGCTCTGACCTTCCGCCACCCAACCACGCGGGCAAATGTCTCGCTGGTAGCGGTTGATCGGTCCTCCGTCACGATCATCAAAGACGAGGCGCTTGAGGTTTCGGCGGTCAAGCCGTGCTGCACGGTCCTGTCTGCCGATCTCGCGGCGCTGAATGTTTCGCCCGCGCAAATGGCGGATGTGCCAATTTCGCTTGCTGGTATCGCCTACCGAATCCTATCGGTTCACGACAAGCCAGATCCGTCTTTCCGCGTCGTCGCTGATCAACTCAAGCCGGTTCCGAACTGGCAGGCGCGCGGCGAGATCCTCTTTGTGTTGATGGTGCTGTGATGGATCGACGCGAAGAGATCCTGGCGCAACTGCTGACAGTGTTACAGAGCCTCCCAGATTTCGCGGCGGCCTATCGCAACCGACCGATGAATGCGCAAACGGCGCTTCGCCCCGCATGTTTCCTGTTCGACGCAGACGAAGAGCGCGACCCCAACCAGGGCGATGTCTGGCATTCGCTCGGCATCACATTGATGAGGATGACGCCGGAAATTTTCATATCCCTTGCGGCAGCTCCCGAAGACGTTGGATCGACTCTGAATGGCCTGCGGGCCGAAGTCCTAAAGATTGTTTTCACTGACCCGACACTGCAAACGCTGCTGACGGAAAACGGCCAAATCATTCTCGAAAAAGCGAAGACCGGACTCAAGACGGGTTCAGGCGTCGAAGGCACAATGGTGATTTTGCTGACATTTCTCTATCCGGTTATCCCGGCAGAATTGTAATTCTAGCCCTTCGGGGCAGAAAGCCAACCGACCCTTAGGCAAGGTCATCCGGCCCGCTGTGATAGCGCGCCATTCCCTCAGATGGAGCCTACATTATGGCTGGTCCCTCAGAATATGTCGTTGGTAAAGGCGTAGTCTCCGTGCGCGCCTTCGCATCAACCCCGCAACTATGGACGGCGACGACAGCTGTCCTCGTGGGTCAAACCCTATTCACTGCGGCCGGCGCCGTTTACAACGTCACCACGGCGGGAACGACCAGTTCGACCGCTCCGACACTTACCACGTCCACCGTGACAGACGGGACCGCGACGCTCGCGTATTCCGACTGGTCCGCCGTCGGAAACTGCCCAAAATTCGAGTGGAAACCGGACGTTAAGACGCTTGACCATTACACGTCGCAGTCTTTTGCGATGACTCAAGACGCCAAGGTCCCAACCCAGATCGGCGGGAAGCTGTCCCTCGTCACGGACGAGATCACGATTGCCAACCTTGGCATTTTCGCAATGGGAACCCCGACCGGCTCTGTCGGCTCGCAGTCGGTTGACATTCTGTCGAAGTCGGGCTGGCAAGGCGCTATCAAATGCGTTGGAACCAATTCCATCGGTAAGCGCAAGCAGTGGACGTTTAATAACGTGCTGTTCATTCCCGATAAAGCCGTTTCGGTCATCGATACGAAATTCATGGAACTTGAACTGGCTGGCGACACGCTGATCGATCCGAACGGCAAGTTCGGAACCGTCTTGGAGATCGCATAAAAATGGCCAGCCTTCTCGATATTGTCCCGGCGTCGGCTTCGGTCGATGTCGGCGGCGTCTCCGTCTCTGTTTCGGGCATCACCGCAAAGGGGATCGGATCTCTTCTCGGCCGGTTCCCCGATATTCAGTCGGCATTGACCGGAGAAGGGATCATGGCTGAAAAGCTGATTTCCCTCGCCCCAGATGCTGTTGCTGCGATCATCGCGGCGGGCTGCGGCGCTCCCGGCAATGCGGACCACGAAGCGGCGGCAGCGGGGCTTCCCATTGGCGCGCAAGTGGATCTTCTATCGGCCATCATCACCGCGACATTGCCGCGAGGCGTCGGCCCTTTGGTGGATCAGGTCAAGGCTCTTTCGGGAAACCTCGGCCTGTCGAATACCGACCAAGGTTCAAAGAGTTCGGATACGAACTCGCCTTCGCCATCGAATGGCTGATCGTCGTCGGGCATCACCCGCCTAGCGCTGTTTGGGGCTACACGCCGCGCGAGATTTCCGGCCATATGGATTTTGCGCGGCGGGTTCTCAGACTCGAAAAAGCCGAACAATTATCGCTCGCGGCAACTGCTGCGCGCAGCGATGGGTCTGACATCGAGTCACGACACAAAGACCTTTTAAGGGGCGTGTAGAATGCGGGATTCAACCACGCAAAAGGTCACGCTCGACGGCGCCGACAAGATAAAAGCGGCGCTTACGGATCTTGCAAAGTTTGGCAAGGACGCCTTCAACCAGATCGGGAGGACGGGCAAGGACGCCTTCGACCAGATTGGCAAATCTGTCGGGGATGTCGGCAAGGGCACTGGCGTAATCTCCAATACGCTCACCAGTATTGGAACGGCCGGGACGCAGGCGTTCGGCCAGATACGCCAAGCTGCGGCGAGTGTCGGTTCAGCGGAATTAACAGCCGGCCTTAATTCCGTCTCTACGGCGCTTAACGATGTTGGGTCGCGATCTGGCGAGTTGGCAAGGATTTCTACGTCGCTCGCCTCCCTTGGCAATTTTGGGCGAGGACTGCTCCCGACGCTCGGAACGGTAGGTGTCCTCGTCGGGTCTGTCATGGCGCTCAAAGGCGCGTTGGCGGCTGTCGGCGCGGCGTCGGCCGATACCGCCGCGAAGATCATGGATACCGCCAAGTCGGCGGGCATGACCACCGAAGCCTATCAGCGGTTCGTACTGGCCGGCGAGGCGGCCGGCCTTTCATCAGAGCAGATCGCGGCCGGCCTCGCTGCGATCACGAAAGCCACGGCTGACGCCGCTGCCGGTTCTACGGTCCTGGGCGCCAATTTTCGCAAGGTAGGTGACGCAGCGCAAGGAATCACCACATTCTACGCAGGCGCGGGTGTCAGTGTAACCCGATTTGGCAGCGCTATTGCGGGCGCTGGAGCGAAGGCGGAGCATTTCCGCACCGTGTTTGACGGCGTCCAACGCAATGTCGATTCCACTACGGATTACATTAAGAAGCTATCGGCTGCGATCGACGCCATGCCAGAAGGCGCGCAAAAGACTAAGATTCTTGAGGATCTCGGAAAGAAGTTTGGTGATGAGTTTGTCCAAAGCCTTAGCCAAATTTCAAGCGGCCTAGATGAGACGGGCGATAAATTCGATAAGCTAGGGATTAAACTATCCGCAGCCGACGAGGCCGCTGTTACAGCGCAGCAAACATCACTGGCTAGGGTGAAGACAGCCCTTGATAACCAGGGCTCTATCATTTCAAACGCCGTTAGCGCGATGCGGCTACAAATTGGGCTGATTTTCACGCCGCTTGCGACAGCCGCGCAGGATTCGATTTCGGACTTTATCGACGCGCACAAAACCGCGATTGAAGATTTCATCGGCAACTATATCACGCCGGCCATTCGCGCGACCAAGGAATTTATCACCAGCCTTTTTGCCGAAGGCGGCGCCATGACATATCTCGGGAACGCATTTTCCGAGCAGTGGGGGCGGATCAAAACCGCCGCATTGTTTGCGTGGGATGCAATCGTCTATGGCGCCGGGCTGGCGTGGGTAGCTGTGCTTAAATTCATGGACATCGCCAACGGAGCGGCGACGGTCATCAACAGCATGTTTGGCACAAATT